GCCATTTTCGCCCGGTGTAGGTGTTGGGTTGGTTTTGGGAGCGGCAGGGCTGCCCGGTGTGAGGTCGGGGCGCGGGGTTGTGTTTACGGTTGCCGTGGTTTTGCCGTTGCTGTCTCGTCCGAATGTGATTTGGATTTGTACGGGTTTACTGTCAGGACCTGTTACGGGGCCAATGGTTACGGATGTTCCGGGGGCGACTTGGACGCCTTCGCTATAATCGGGACGCCCGGCGCCTTCGACAAAAGGCGTCGGATTACGATCGATTGCGGGTGTGGCGATTTCAAGGAATTTTTCAGGAGTGAGGACTTCGGATTGTCGGTTTTGCAGACGGTCGAAAAGTATCGGGGTTCTTTCATCGCCGTTTTTGTCAATATTGCAACTCGCATTGATTGATCCAATTTTGCATTCTTTGAAAATATAGCCGTCGTACCAATGATCGCGGGATTTGAGTTGCTCGAAATATTTACGCGCTTCGCGTTCTGTTCTGCTTTTCAGCAGGAATTCGGCTTCTTTTCGGCTTTGTCCGCCTTTTTCAAAAGCTCGTACTAAGGATGAATCTAACGGAATACAGTTTGAATAAACCTTCTTTCCGCCTTGCCAAGTCCCAATACATATAGCGTCATCGTAGGTCTTGAGGAATGTTCCCGATTCATCGGCTATGTAGCCTGCCGACTCTAAATCGCCTTTGACGGCTTGATAGGCTTCATAGGCGAGCAGTGCGCCGCCTAAGTAGAGATTGCCGCGACTTGATGCTGCAATTCTTGCGCCTTGTGTGACTAGACCATAAGCGCGGGATAGGACTGTGGGGCGGGAGACGGTAGCTTCGGCTGTAGCCTTAATTGCTTCATTTGACAAATATCTTTCATATCTTGCTTTCATGGCCTCAGTTTGAAATTTACGATACAAATTATCTGTAACAGACCTATTCCATGACTGTTTATCCCAATGCGCTGTATGCTGCCCAGAATAATTAACAGATTTACCATTAACATTAATTTCGCCAGCATATAAATAAGAACTTCCGAAAAAAAAGAAGAAAAACAAAGCTAATTTACTCATTACGCACTTTTTCTATTTCCTTCTTCTCTTCTTTATATCTATTTAAATCAGCCATGAACTTAACCATATCTGAATCTGATGGACTTGGTTTTTTAGGGTTCGTATTCATTAAAAATAAATCATCATCAGATAGTTTATTATTTAATATAGGTTTTCTTTTAAGAAATCCTAAAATATTCACAACTAAATATAAAAAAATCATTAAATACCTAATTTCATTAGGTATAAAAATAATCTTTGATAAATGTAATATAAAGAGAAGAACAAAAACAATATTAAAAATTCCAACAAACATAATCCTAACTTTCTTAACAGTTGCAGAAAGTCGGGATTATATCACTTCGTCATCAAAGCAAACTATAACCACTATCTATCATGTCTTCGACCGTACTGTCTTCAGGCATAAGACCTGCATCAATCAGGAAATTTAAATAATCCTGATATTCGTCATAACCATCCGACCAAACCCTTTCCATATACTCTTCATGCGTTTCGTGATCGGGGTCGGGTTCCATAAAGTCACCGAAGCCATAATCTGCCCCGCCATAACTAGCCCCTTGTTCATACTCAAAATCATCTTCAAACATATGATTACCTATTTAAAAATCATCCAGCCCACCACGACCGGAACAAATACGCCGAGATAAAAATAAAAGTCCATCATGCGACTACCTCAATTTCTGCCATAACAGCCTCATCCCCCACACGGCAGCCATAATGGCGACCACAGACCAGCCTATATATGAACCGTCCCTCATGCTGTCTATCGGGTTACATTCGGGCAATTCGGCTTTGACGACCTGACCGTTAAGTATCCAACCGAGCTTAGACGCCTGAAGCTGTATCAACTTGCCGTCTTCGCCAATCCTTGGAGGTACTAGGCTGAAATAGACGTTTTCAGCATCTTGGCGTGTTGCGTAACAGTTGTTTCCGACTTGGTAACCCATCAGCAATCCTTATAGATATAAACGCCGTCGTCGTCTTCATCTTCGCCTATACCGTTTGCAATCGTTTCGAACTCTTGTTCCTGTGCTTCAAGTTCCTGCTCTTGTGCTACGAGTTCTTCATAAACGGCTAAGGCTTCTTCCTGCGTTCGGCGTCTGTCTTCACACTCTTCGTGTTCATCTGACGATTCTTCGGCTTCATGTGCTTTAATTTCAGCTTCGGCTTTTTCCAGTCGGATTTCGGCAAGTCTTAATCTGATTTCATCCAGCCGTTCCCGAATTTCTTCACGACGTTCATTGCGTTCGGCGGCTGCTTTAGCCTTTCTGCCGTCGATAACGGAACGTATCAGGGCGATGCCTAAAAGTCCGCCATATGCCGACAGGACATAGCCGCCGATTTCTTTTATATCGGCAAGGCTATATCCAAACTCTTTCGATAATGTTTCTAAAATCGACATTTCTATGCCTCTTTAAAATTCAGACGACCTTTGACGGGTCGTCTGAAACTGGATTAGCGCAATACGCGACGAATCAAAGTGATTGCGAAGATGGAAGCGATAATACCCAGTACGATTGCCCCAACTGACAGAGCATCGGTTTTAGCAGTAGCCAAGTCGGTTTTGACGCTTTCAGGTACTTCAGCCCATGCTTGACCAGCGAGAGCCAGAGGGGCGGCGGCAACGACAGCCAGTTTTGCGCCGTATTTACGGCAAGTGTTCATCAATTTCATGATGTTTTCCTTTACGAAATGTTGATAAAAAAATGGTTTTGCGGGCTATGTGAAAGGTTTTACAGACCGCCCGCCGAGCCTGCCAACTTATTCTTCTTTCAGGTAAAACGCGAAGATTTGAAATCCACCGCCTATTTCTTCCATTCCGGCATTAAATGCGTCTTCATAGCTTTCAAAATGCCCGGCAGATTTTAGGTTTTGGGTAAAACCTGTATCGCCAAACGGATCAGGATAGATGAATTCGTGTGATTCCAAATCCTGAACTATGAACCGTTCTTTATATTTCATGATTTAGCCTTTCGGCTTTGCCTCTGTTTGAACTTGGAACTCTTTCAGGGTGGGAACCATTCCTTTGCCTGTCGAGGTCATCTCTACGGTAATCATGACTTCGCAAGGGAAACTGAGGTTTGCCAGCTTTGCAAAGTTATCGCTTGAACCGAACTTCATCTGCGCGGCGGTAAAACCGACGGCGTTACCCGATTGAGACGGGAGCGGTGTGGCGACCAATACGGAACAACTGTCAATCTGCGAACCGTCAATTTCGCCTTTGAATTTTTTGGCACCTAAAAAGGTTGCGGGATAAGTGATGATCTGGTTTTGGTTAAACATGGATATTTCCTTTCTTAAAAATCATACCAATCAAATTTGACGGGCTTTTTGGTATAAGCCCTATATTCACCGTGATACTGCCGATACTTGGAATTTTTAAGACGGTTTCGCGCTGTTTCTTCATGCCATCGCGCCGTCCTTCGCTTCATCTGCTCGGCGAGCGGTAAACCTTCTTCATAGTTGCGCTGCAACCATCGTTCATACGCTTCGTCTTCTTTGCGTTTTCTGTCTGCTTCATACTGGACGTCAAAAAGACGTTTATGCGGGTCGTAGTCGTCTGACAGTTTGAAACCGACCGAATCTAAATCTAAAGCCATGACTTCAAAATCAAGTGCCGCCTCCGCTGATTCGTGTATGAACCCGCTTTTTTCTGCCTGCCTCAATTCGTTCAAATCGTATTTTTCAGGCTCAAGACCTTTGGGATAACCTTGTTCTGCTTTTAGCTGCCTGACAATTTCTTCAGCCGTAAAACCTAAATCGGACATGAAATTGACAAGTTTGCCGACGGCATTCTTTGCGTGTTTCAGTTTGTGGCCGAACGTCAGATTCAGTGCTTTGCTTCTCGGTTCAAACCTTTTTTCCTGCGGCATATTTTTGAAAGTGCTGCATATGGGAAATGCGCCGCAAAAGTAACCGCCTTCGTCTGTCAGAATCTCAAACGGTATTTCTATATCTCCGTGGTTAAACTGTATTTCAAACCTGACCCATGGGCTGTCCTTATCACCCAACTGTCGGCCTTTTTCATATACGCGGACAAAGCGGGAATTTTTCTTCCGACCGACATAGAACGTCTTACCCGTGCCGTCTTCTTTACGCCATGCCGACCCGACCGTTTCGGACTTCGGGCGCATATTGTGATTGTCGAAAAAGCCGTTATCGTGGTCTAACAGTGCTCGTTCGGGGGTGTATTGGCCGTCGAAAAAATCTAAAGCCAAATCGATTCGGGTTATTCTGGGTCGGACGGCGTTTTCTAAAAACTGCCTCATCCTTGCTTCCCAACCCGCTTGTGCGAGATTGCACCCGACGCCTTTCAACTCAATTAAAACGGTATCCCGCTGTCCGCCATAATGGACTTCGCCGTAATCCACATCGTCCGATCCGAGCCGGTACATGGATTCGTAAAACTTGTTACCTTTTGACTTGCATTTTCGGGTAATGCCGAAACCTAAAATTTCTTCTAACTTCCTGCTCAAGACGTACATGTATTCGGTATCGGATACCAACGGACATCCGGCGATTTTTACCAATGTGTCTTCATGGAATGTTATAGAAAGCCAGTCTATGAAAACGCCGTCCTGTATGCCTCGCCTTTGCGGAACTTCAATCAGTTTCCCCCGCTCATCCGTGATGAAATGGGAGAAATATTCTATTTGGCTCATCTGCTCCCCTCTTTTGGAATTTCGGGGCTTTGGTTTTTGCTCCCCCCCTGTTAGTCAAGGGGGGGGGCTTTCTGCCGCTTCCCGTCTGCCGCGCTGGCGCGCGTCCGACGGTCTGCGACCGAAAGCCCTTCATTCCGACAAACTGTTAAAGAACAATAAACGGCGAACCGTCCGAAGTTAAAATGACAGGATAGTGAGAGCCTGCCGAATCTATTTGTTTCAGTGTTTCCAATAAATCGGAAAACGTTTCTTGTGTTTCCAGTTCATGGGCTTTTCCTACTTGGAATCGGTAAAAGCACAAAACACATGATTTTTTTGATTTGAATATTCGCCAGTAAGACGAACTGAAAATAATGTTTGCTGACATAAAAAAGCCCCTTTCACTTGGCTAATGAAAGGGGTTTGTTAAGTTTGGTTAATTGTCCCTTTCACGGGGCGTAATATATAAGATGATATGTTACCCGTCAACAAGTCAAATGGGATAAATTCGTAAGTTAATATTTTATATGGTTATTTTGTTTTACGCTTTTTGACGGTATGACAATACACGGTTACATTTCTGTAACCGTTTTTCTTTTTGTTTGGTTTGCTTTTTCAGTTTACGCCTGCGCGGCTTTGTGCCGCGTGCTGTCGTAGGGCTTGCCCGTTTTGACGATGTAATAGGCCAGCTTCGCCAGTTTGCGCATGATGGCGACAATAATGACCATTTTGGGCTTGCCCGCGTTCGTCATGTTTCGTACGAGCTGCGGGAATGCACCCGTCCGATAGGCGACAAGGGCGGGCATATACAGGGAGCGTTTAACCCGGCGATGTCCATAGCGGCTCAATCTGCCTTTCTTGTGGACGCTCGTCCCCGACTGTTCGGTCTGCGGGCTTAGTCCTGCGTATGATACGAATTGGTTTGCGGTTTGAAAGGTTTTGTCTGTCAGTTGGGCATACAGTATGGCGGCGGTTTCTTTTCCTATGCCTGCTATGGTTTGCAGGTTTCGATAGTGGCCGTTAGTTTCTGCCTGTCCGATTTGTGCGTCTATGGCGGTCTGGGTTTGGTCGATTTTTTCCTGATAGGCTTGGATAAGGTCTTGATGAATCGCCTGTATCATTTCGTCATCTGAACTGTGCAGGCGGTTTTTTATTTGTTTCTGATGGTCTTTGAGTTGCTGCTTCAGGTTGATGAGTTTTTGAAGATAGCGGTTTTTTGGTTTGCTGTACGGTATGATTTTGTCCGCGTGCCGTTTGGTATATTCGGCGATCAGGTTTGAATCGGCTTTGTCGGTTTTTGTTCGATTGAACTGGCTTTTTCCGTAGTCTTTGATTTTCAGGGGATTGATGACGTAAACGGTGTAGGTTTCGGACAGGTTTACGGCGGCGGCTTCGTAGTATATTCCCGTTGCTTCCATTCCGATGACGCATTTTCTGACTTTGTTTGCCTTTATCCAACCTTCGAGGGCTTTTAAGCCTTCCCGATTGTTGCCGACCTTGGTGTGATATGTGCTTCCGTCGGTCTTGTGCAATGTTGCGTCTATGGTTTTTTGCGATATGTCCAATCCGATTGTATTCATGATGGGATTTTCCTTATTTATTCAGCCTATTGCGGCTATGATGATATTCAATTTCAAGGATGGTAAAAGACGGTCGGCATTTCTTTTTATCGGCTTTTCTGCCCGGGTCGTTCGTCTGCCTAACCGTCCCGGTCTTTGTTTTGCGCATAAACAAAAACCCGCAAACCGTCTTTTTTAAAACGTTTTGCGGGTTTTGGCTTTGGCATTTTATTACGTCCGGTTGCGCTGATTTTTGCCTGTTTTTGAATTTTTATACATCGCCGGAAGACATAAAATTGCTGAAATTCAAAAAAGCGGGAGTTCCCGCACCCCGTGGATGCTTATTTACCTATTAATTCCGCCTTTGGCTTCATTAACAGATAAATAAGCATCTTTATTTATGGCGAACCGACTACCCCGCCGCGTTGCGCAAACTGTTGACCTGCTTCGACATAGCCGTCATACATTAGGTTTTTCGGACTTTGCCCGCCCATCGTAAGCACTTGTCCATTTTCAGGCTCATAGGCGGTCTGCGGGGCTGTTTGTGGCTGTTGCGCTGCCTGTTGTTGTTCGTCCTTATACGGATTGAAAGGCAAGCCGTTTTTTGCGTAGTCTTTGCACATGGCTTTTGTGATTTCTTTCAGCGGTGTGCCCTGGCTTGAATAACAGGTACAGCCGCTTTTGCCGCCATCAACGCAGCCGACAGGATACTCAAATGTTTTGACTTGGCGGACGCCGTTGTAAATGGGTTTGCTTTCGGGCTTTTCGGCGAGTACAGGGACGAAGTCTTCAGGTTTGAGGTTTTGCCCTATATCAGCAGGAGCAGCGGTATTTTTTTGTTCAGACGCACCATCTACGTCAGACGCGGCAGTTGTGGCCGTCGTTTGTTGTTCGTCAGCGTTAAATCGTTTGCTCATGTTGTTTATCGTGTAAAGCGTAAAGCCTATCAAAAGCGGTATAAACAAAACGACGAATATCAGGCTTTTGGGTATGCGACGTTTTGGCTTGGTGTGTACTTCGGCGGATTTATACATACCGAAAGACTTTTTAGGCACGACAAACGTCCGCTCAATGGCTTTGGCAATATTGACGCTGCTATCGGGCTGGTCGACGCATTCGTTCCATTCGTAGAGTTTGCGCCCAACAGGCTTGATGGAAACGTGCATATGCCGTTGGACAAGCCGGCGGACGAAACTGTCAAGGAAGCTGGGATGCTGCGTAATCAACACGATGTCCAAACCGTGATGGCGGTGTGTTGCCAAGGCTTCAATAAACGGCGGTACTTTTGAAGCGGCGGAACGTGTACCCATCAGCCTTTGTGCTTCGTCTATGATAACGAGCGAACCATAAGGGAGAAAGTCTTGAAACGGCTGGGATTTGATTTGCTCGTCTGAAAGTTCTTCGTGTTCTATTTTAAGTTCGGGAATGCCGTTAACAAAGAGCGGGCGTTTTTTCTTGACACCGTCTTTGTCGGTAAAGTGGGTATAGCTTTCATCTGTCATCAACATATTGACGACAGAACTGGTCTTCCCGCTGCCCGGAACGCCTGTTTGCAGAATAATCATTTATTGCCTCCACCCGGTATGAACGACAGTTTGCTTATGCTTTGCATAGCGACATTAAAGGCAAATGCGCCGAATATCAGCCCTAATGCGTGTCCGAAACCTGCCATCATAATGATTTGCAGAATATCGGACGGCATGGAATTGAATTTATTACTGATGTAGTCTTTTACGAATCCTAGACCCACTGTAAAGCCCGTAAAGGTCACGAAACTGATACCCAGTGCTATAAATACTTTTACAACAATATAGGTCAGCAGCCTTTGTAATATGGCGAAAAACGCGGCTTGCATGCTTTAGTCCTTTCTACTTGAAAACATGATAAATGCTGCTGCCACAGCAGCTATGCCGATTACAAGGAAACGGATCATTTCGGCAAAACGGCAAATCAGGTCATATTTGAACTCCATGTTTATGCCTAAATAGGTTGCCGTTCGGGGAGCTGGACAAACGCCGTTATCAGGTAGGAAGAAATCCGGGCTAAAGGTCGTTTCGTTTTGGGTATGCGGTATTTTGAATGGTTCTTCCTGTTCTTCTATATTGCCTTTTTGGGCACAGGCTAGGATATTCGGGAACACTTCACACAATAAACCGCCGCTTTCTTTTGGCTTATCATCCTCTTTCGGCTTGTCGTCGGGTTTGGGGTCGTCTTTGCCATCGGGTGTGTTATTTGGATCGGGCTTGTCTTTGCCGCCAGGGCTGCCGTCGGGGTCGGGCTTGGTTTTATCAGACGGACTGCCGTCGGGCGTTGGGTCGGGTTGTGAACCTGGCTTGCCGTCGGAGTTGGGGTCTGGCTGCGAACCTGGCTT